CTTAGTTTTTTTATTGCTGTTGTGTACCTAAATGCCATTTGCTCACCGCATAGAGAAGCGGTTTTATTGGTTTTGTTTATTTTTCATCTCCAAATAATGGCTGCTCGATGTTGATGTTCTTATTCTCGGTCTTGGTTGATGCTATTCGGTGGTATTCTTCCTCCGTTCCTATCAGCTTATACAGTGCCATTTGAGTCAATGGGTTGTTACCGTTGTACCACTTGTTACGCAGTCCGTTCTTAATATCAATCTTGTTTTTATCAAGTGCCTCTTTTATAGTGTTGTATTCGTTGCTTTCGACTTCAAAGAATCTATAAAAAGTTGTCTTATCACAAGGCAATAAAGTCACCACATCCTCAATAAAGAATAGTTTTTTCTTTTCTATTAACTCAAGTGCTTGTTCGTATATCTTAACTCTGTTGTATGCCATAATATTATAATTTATCTAACCATTGTATTTTAATTTGATTTGCTATCTGCGCGGTCATCACTGGAGGTACACTCATACCGATTAAATAATTAGGCTCTACATCTTGAAAATCGTAATCAAGTGGGTAAGCACCTATTAATTTACACTCGTCCATTGTTACTCTATTTGGGTAATCTGTTCTTATTGGAACTGCATCAGCGCCTGCACTTATTGTATTTGGTGTTTGATTATCTTTTATAAAAACAGCATTAAATCTTTTTGATTTTCCACTTAATCTTAAATGAATATCGCCTAAATTTTTATCCGTATCAATTTTTTTATTCCAAATTTCTGTAGTTTCATTTGTTAATTCACTTCCTAATTTTTCGCTTTTAAATTCTTTATAAACTATTTGTTTTTCACTAAAATCTAATTTCAATTTTGGTAGTTTCAAATCCTTTCTTTGACAAATAAAAAACACCCTTTCACGTTTTTGCGGAACTCCCATTGAAGCCGCATTAAGTAAAAACAACTGAACATTATATCCTGCTTCATCAAATGCTTTAAATATTTTTTTTACGTATAGTTTAGCATTACCTTGTATTAATCCTTTTACGTTTTCCGCTAGAACTATTTTAGGCTGTAACTTCTTTGTAAGTGCTATGTATTCAAAAAACAAATCGTCTAAAACCTGCTCGGCTTGTCCTTCTTTAAATACCTTTTTTTTGCCCCAGTCCTTTTCACGGTTTCCAGCCATACTAAAACTAGAACAAGGAGGCGAACCGTCTAATAAATCTAAATTGTATAATTCTTTTGGAATATCGGAACGCTTCACAAAGTGTCTTATATCCTCTAAAAATAAATGTTTAGGTTTGTGATTTAATTGATAAACCTTTGCTATTTTAGGGTCAATTTCAACTCCACCTAAATGATTAAACCCTGCTAATTTGTAGCCCATTGTTGAACCGCCACCACAAATGAAAGTTCCGAAAACATTATAATTATTTGGCTGTATATTCTTTGACGGATAACCGTCTTTTAAATACCATTTATAAGGAAACAAGTGCATCGTAAAGTATTTTTTCGGGAGTTTGTCCAAGTTGCTGTAATTTGTCTTTAACTAAATTATAATCGTCTTCTGTATATTCCAACTTGATTGTATAGTTTTGGTCTTCAAAATCATTAAAATTTAATTCTTTGTTTTTATCTGAAAAATCTTTTGTGTCAAAACTTGGCAAATCCAACCCCCACTCAACTAATTGCGCATCGTCCCAATCATTCGCCAAATGATCCCAATTCCATTCACCAAAACCAACATTGTCTTTTATGATAAATTCATTTTGTTGCTCGGCTGTTAAATCACTTGCTTTGATTATTGAAACCTGTTTTAAACCTGCTTCAATACATGCCTTTAAGCGCATGTTCCCACCAAGTACAATCATTTCATCATTAACAACTATTGGTCTTATATCCAACATCTGCGGAAAGTCTTTAACCGATTGAACCAGCTTTTTAAACTTGTCATCCTTAATCAATCGAGGATTGTTTGGATTAACTTTTATTTCGTTTATTGCTACCTTTGTTATTTTCATATCTTCGTTCTTTAACATACGCCTCAAAGTATTCCCACATCTTTTCGGGCGCTTCAATGTTCTTTGTTCCGTGTGGTTTTGCCATGTTATTTTTTATTAAAGTTCTTCAAGCGGAATTTCTCTTCGCGTAAAAGTTTTAAGTATTCAGCAATTTCTAACTCTTCTTTTTCTTGCTGTCTTAAAGGTTCAAAATAAGCATCAACAATTTTCTTTTGTCTATCATATTCGGGCGACCCCATAAAGCCCATATCTCCATGACATTCTTGTATAAACTTTTGCGCATGTAATACATCTGTTGGAATTACTACATCATGAGTCATTAAGAATACCTCGTTTTTACAGGGATAAAATTCCCCTTTAACGCCTTTAATAATCCAATCACCAACATTTGCAGTCATTACACCTTCGCTAGTTTTAATTTGCAAATAACTCCCACTTTGGTTGTTTTCGCTTGGTTCTAAAACAGGGCTTGGGTAAACTAAATCATTTGACCACTTCGCAATTGGTGAAACTAAATCATTTGACCAATTGGCAATTTGAAAATCATTTTTACCTGTGTATTGTATTGCTTCAATTTCAACAGGTTTTTTCTTAAATTTTTGTACCATTTTTTATTTTAGTTTCTTATTGTGTATGTAAATTGTTCGCTATCTGATCCTGCAAAGACAAAGCTATCTTTTATCGTTACCCTTATTTGAGCACGTTCCCAACTATCATAAGACATAACTGTTATAACTGCGCTATCGTTAACCGTAAACGTTGTATCAAACGTTGTATGAAATTTTTTATAAACCATTACGCCATTTATAAAAGTTCGGTTATAACCTCCAGTTGTGTATGTGCTTACTGTATATTCAACACCTTTTTTAACTATTGGTAGTTGTGGTGTTGCCAGTAAAATAGCCTCTTCTTTTTTGCATGAGCAAAACAAAAGTAAAATTATTATTATGGTCCTCATTATTGTTTTGGTCTCCCTCTTTGTTTAACAATAGGTTCATCTTTCCTTTTCTGGTACTTAAGCCAATTCACTATGTTCTCCTCGTGATTATCTAACCACCGATTCAAATTGTTTATTGCAGATATTTTACAGCCCGAACATTCACCCACTCGCACTCCTGTAATCTCATGGCTTAAACTTGCTATTTGCATAAGTTGCTCAGGAGTTCCAACCCAGTTACCACCCTCGTTTTTAAATATACGGATAACTTCAAGTGTAGTAAATGGAGCGTTTGTCTTTGATTTAAGACTTTCGTAAATCTCTTCGTATGTCATCATAATATAGTTAGTATTCGTTTAGTTATTATTGCAAAGTAAGCAGCCCATCCACCGTATGCAAATGGCTCTAATATAGCTAAGTCGATTACAAATGTACGCAAAATAAAATAAAGCGTTACAACCCAAAAAGATAAACACACATTGCAATTAAACGGTTTAAAGTTTATCCAGCTTGGTAGTTGAGTGAGTGAAAAAAAAGAGGTGAACACCATTGATACACCTATTGCTGTTATTAGTTCTGTCATGATAGTATGTCGTTATATGCTTCTAATCTTTTATTTGCTACTACTTTAATATGATACTGCTGGACGTCTTCATGCAATTGATTTGCTAAGTCTTCAACCATTGAACGGTTGTTTATCAACTTTATCATTTGAGTATACCAACCTTTTTTATTTTGAACCTTTAAACTATTAGCGTTGGTTAACATAGCTGAATACGGTTCAACGTCTGATACTATTGCTGCTTTCTTTTTAAAGCCTGATTCTAATAACTTTAGATTTGACTTTAGATTGTTAAACCTGTTATCCCTTAAAGGTATTAATGATACATCTATAAGATCGTAAAAGTTAGCGTAATTAAATACATCGGTTGCTGGGTACGTTGCAAATATACTTTCATTTGCTATTCCTTTACAACTTAATACGCCTAATATTTGATTTGAAAAAGTATCTTTTTTTTCATGTCCACCATAAACGAAATTAAACCTTGTGTTAAATTCGGACTTATAAAGGCTGTAAAGGCTATCATGCATCAACATAACGTCTTCAAAGTGAGTGATACTTCCACTCCATCCGAAAGTAAGATTTTTATTTTGAACTGGCTTGTTTGCAAATTGATCATGTTCAGGATTTATACCATTGGGTATCACATAAATATTTCTATTTCCAGTTTCTGAACGTATAACATCGGCTATCTTATAGTGAGTAGTTGTTATAGCATCTGCATGCATCAAGCCAAAAAATATACGCTCTGAATGTTTTTCTTTAGTGTACCTTTGGTATAGTATATGCCATTGTGGTATCCTGTAATCATCATC